CCTTTTCTGGTGTTAAATGTTAGTTTTGGGCATTGTATAAATAATTTATTATCCACATTTTATTCCATCCATTCGACTATGATCAAACTCTTGGTTTGTCTTATGCGTGTATAGCCAGATTGATTCCTGTGCTTCATGTAGTGACGTGTTGGCGCTGTGCCTGTACGCTCGCCAACTTCTGACATGTAACTTCCTAAATCGTGATGTGTGACTGGGTTGAATGGTGTTGTTATAAATTTAACGGGTTTCATTTGTCTAACCTCCTGCTGATTTCACGATCTATGTACCATGCCGCCTTGCGTAAATCTTCAATAGCGTCTTTCTTTTCATCACATCGCCAAATGTACTTTAAAGCATTTCCCAGGTTAAACCCCATATGCTCGGTTATCTGAATGCACTCTATGCCGCTGGGGTGGCCTGTATAGTGTGATGGGTTGTTTACTGGATCGCTAGTGTCTACGATTGATTCTGTAGTGCCTTTTTGTTCAGTCATTATTTATTTTCCTTTTTTATTAATTTCATTAATTTAGATATGTACGGGTGAGTATACATTGATGCAGCTATGGCAATCGGGCCAGCTACAATAAAAATAAACCAGATTGTACTTCCAATTGACTCGAATCCAATTTTAGATATTACAGCCATTAAATAAAACTGAGTTGAGCCGATTATTAAACTCCCGATCATTGCGCCTATGTAATTGTTATCTCTAACCATTAAAGACTGTATCCCAAGCATGTACACCGTAATAAACTGACAAATAAATAAATCTATCATTATTTAAACCCCACTCTAAAATCATGGTAAATATCACGTATTGGCATTTTTAAGCCTTGCGGCGTAAATATGTAAACGCATACTGGAAACTTCGGCCCCTGCTTTTTGCTGTTCTTGTCTAGAAATTCAGTTCCATCAGGTCGTAAAAAGTTAAGTCTAAACGGCATGTGTATTACTGTGTCGGCATGTTCGCGAGCTAACCTGGTGTATCCAACTTCTGACTTGTCGGGTATTAGCATAAGTGTTGTATTGCCGCCTAATGATTCAGCGTAAGATTTTTCAACCCAAGGATTAACATCTGAGTATGGAGGATTACACCAATTGACGTTGTCCCAGCTGCCTTTAAGGCCGTCACAATCATACTCTAAAGATAAAAAGTCGGCGGCCTTGGCAGTGCTCGCAGAGCAGCAAACGTCCAAATCAATCTTTAACGATGTAAAATCCTCAAGTGATTTAATAAACCACCATGGAGTCTGCGCGCAATCCTGCTCGCTTTCCGGCGTTGTCGTGTTGTTCATGTTCATTCTATTTACTCTCTGTTTGTTTAAGTCCCAATCAATATAGCATTTATTTTTAACCAACTGGTCGGAGCAGTTGAATTGATTTATTGTGCTAGATTAGTTGCAACTTAACTAGGAGGGTGAAAGATGAATTTATACTTAATAAGCCAAGATGCCAATGATGGTTATGACACTTATGATTCCGCTGTGGTGGCTGCAAAAAGTGAAAATGATGCCAGAACTATAAACCCATCTGAGTATGTTACGCACGTAACTAACGGGCAATGGATGGGAACATTTAAGGCTGGAGCAAGAAAAGGACAGGAATATAATCAAGATTCTCATTCTTGGGTAAGGTATTCAAATATTAATATTATAAAAGTTAAATATTTAGGCTTAACAAAAATGGATAGAGGTTTAATTCTATCTTCATTTAATGCTGGGTAGCACTGGTCAAACCACTTAAACAATAATTTAGTTTATAGTTGATGCAACTTAACTAGGAGGATTTATGAGCAAAGAGAAAATAATCGAGCAAATGGAAATTTGGATTAAACAAGGCCGGTTAACATTTGATGATTTACAAACATTGTCTGGCCAGGCATATGCAAAGGAGGCGGCACAAGATGAACGCACATATTGAACTAGTAAAGAAATGGTTAGATGATAACGAATCGGTTAGCCAGCAAGAATTAAAAGATAATGCTGTTGCTGCTTATGCTGCTGCTGTTGCTGCTAATACTGACGCTTATACTGCCGCTGATGCTGCTGCTGCTTATGCTGATGCTGCTGCTGCTGCTGATGCTGCTGATTATGCTGCTGCTGCTGCTGCTGCTGCTTATGCTGATTATGCTGATGCTGCTGCTTATTGGGTCAAGCGTTACGAGGAGTTAACCAAATGAACAAGAGTGATTCAATCAAAGAGTTAGCCGCGGCATTAAACAAGGCTCAAGCTGAAATGTCAGGCGCTAAGAAGAAGGCGACTAATCCATTCTTTAAATCAAAGTACAGTGATATGAATGCTGTAGTTGACGCAATTAGAATTCCGTTTTGTGACAATGGACTGAGTTATTCACAATTCCCGATATTCAATGATAAGTGTGTAGGTGTAGAGACTATATTGATGCATGAGTCGGGCGAATGGATATCAAGTATCTTAATGCTACCAATGGTTAAACAAGACCCTCAAGCTGCTGGCAGTGCTATTACATATGCAAGACGATACAGCTTGCAGTCTATCGCTGGTATCCCTTCAGAAGACGATGACGGCAACCACGCAAGCAAGCCAGCAAAGAAATCTAATGTTGATATAGCTGCAGTGGCTAAGGAGTGTGGGTGGACTTTACAGCAGGTTTGCGAGTCGTTTGATCCGCCAGCTAAGTCTATAAAAGACATCCAAGATTTAGATTCTTGCGCGGCATTTTTGCGGAGTAATAAGATATGAATGTAACACTATTTAAAGACCTCACAACTGATGAGCATTTAACCGAGTTAGAAGCCAACTCTGAAGAATATAACGGTTTATACGTAGACATGGAAGTTGCAGAACAGCGCAAGTATGTAAAGGGCAAAGCTGCAGATATTAAAGACATAATCAAGCGGGTTAACTCTGCAAGAATTAAGAAGTCCAAAGATTATCGCGTATTAGTTGAAGCTGAAGCGGCTAGTATTATCGCTAGACTTGAGAAAGCAAACGAACCGTTTACACTATTGATTGATGATTATGACGCAGCAAGAAAGGTAATTCTTGACGCTGAGAAAGCCTCTAAGTTAGCTATTGAAAATGCAGCACAGAAATTAATTGACCATGAATTTGCCATCTTACTAGATAAAAGCTACTTAGCTGATAAGCTGGAAGCTGAAAGGCTGCAATTTGAGCATGATGAAAAAATACGAGTTGATGCAGAAGAAAATGCTAGGCTTTCAATAATTAGAGCTAAGGAGGTTGCCGATCAAGCTATTGAGTTAGACACAGCAAATAGGTTGGCAAATAAGGAGCATGTAAGAAGCGTTAACCGCACAATATTAGCGGCATTGGTATCACATGGCGTTAGTGATGAAGATGCTAGATGGATTATAGCATTAGCAGCAAAGGGCAAATTGCCACATTTAACAATTAACTATTAAGGAATAACCATGAATGACGATTTGATACAAAAAGCAAATTCCTTGTTTTACGCACTAACTAAAGATGCGGCAAGAAATTCATTTATTGAGTATCTTGAAGACTCAGGAGCCACTCAAGATGAATGGCAAGAAATAAAATCAGAGATTACCAGCAAAACTGGAATTGAATCTTTCTATATTTAAGCATTAAGGAATAACCATGCATAGTATCACAGGAAAATTAAACAAAGCGGCCACACAATTTCAAGCAGGCGATTCAACGGGTTTTGGGGTGCGTTTGGGTGTTAAGTATCGTGACCCAAAAACAAAGCAAGATGACTGGTGTAATTATTCAGCGGTTATATTTGCTAAGTCACCTGGTCAAATACAGTTCTATCAAAGCGCATTAGTTGAAGGTTCAGTTATTGAAGTTTCAGCAGAGCAATTAAGTATTGAAAGCTTCCAAGGCAATAGCGGCCCTATGCTTTCAATTAACATGTTAAACGCCAGACTGGGTTATGTTCACACTGGCCAGCAACAAGGGCAACAACAGCAGCCACAACAACAGCCGCAACAGCAGAGACAACCACAACAGCAGCCACAACGCCAGCCAGCACCGCAAGGTTATCAGCAAGGCTATCAGCAAGCGCCGCAAGGTCAACAGCCACAACAAATGACCGAGCCTAAGTTTGACGATGATTTACCATTTTAAACTAACTGGTCATACCACATAGCATGGTGTTATGTGGTTTAATGTAGTTAATG